GGTGAGATGGAAGAAGTAAACTTTTGGTTTGAAGACCTTGCGCAGATACAAGAATGGCAGAAACATTTTAGAACCAGTATCGAACCGCTTGAAATAGACGAAGAACACTAGGAGAATAAACATGGCCGTTAGAAAGCCTTTTGAACCACACTTATATGATCGCTTTGATAACCCAGCTAAAGTAAAACTGATTGAAATACTACAGCATCAGGGTCATGAGATCTCTTCTGTAAAGGAGAACTACTACGCTGACGTAGAGTCAACCCGAAAGGGTATTACCTACTATAGTGAAGCAGAAGTTAAGCGGGGTTGGAAGGAAGAATGGCCTGATGATTGGACTGAGATTAGGATACCTGAACGCAAGACCCGACTACTTAAGAAGTACGAGCACAATGTAAATTTCTTTGTGTTCAATAATGATCTGACTGCTTGCTGGAAGATACGGGGATCTCAGATGACTGACGATACTATTCGTGAGGCTAAGGGTAGGTACATCATGAAGGGCGAAAAGTTTTTTCATATACCCTACAAAGAAGCTGAACTAGTAACATTAAATACCTTGACTGATAGTCAAGAGTCAGTATAACTAGGGGTTTCCGAATGAACTACGAAGTCCACCTATCAATACTCGTAGATAAAGATGCTAATTTCCTGGAGATATCTGGGGATAACTCAGGGGTACTAAAGGAGTTAATTGAGTATGCCCTGTATGATATAGACGATATAACTATAACTGAATGTGAAGTAAACAGACATGACTAAACTATTAAAAGGTGATAAGGATGATCAATCGAAGTGATCTAGAAGCGTTTGGGTATTTTGATATGTTTCAAAACAGTCCAGACTATGAGAAAGATCCTGTCCGTTTCTATAGCCAATTTGTAGAGGACAAGATATTAACTAAGGGGCGTGACCGTCTTATAGAAAATACCCTCGGTCTTGCTGGTGAAGCGGGTGAGGTATCTGAAAAGATAAAGAAACTCTTTCGTGACAAGAATAGATTTAGTGATGAAGATCTATTGAAAGAGTTAGGTGATGTGTTGTTCTACACAGTAGCTTTGGCAAACATCTTCGGGGGTAACCTGCGTAAGGTTATGGAGATGAACATGGCAAAGCTAGATGACAGAGAGCAACGTGGTGTATTAAAGGGAAGCGGAGATAATAGATGAATAACTACCTACCAACAGACTACCAATCCTTCATTCATACTTCACGGTATGCACGGTGGCTTGATGACGAAGGGCGACGAGAGTCTTGGGGCGAAACAGTACAACGGTATATAGAAAATGTTGTAGGCAGTATGTCTGAAGTGGATACAGAAACCGTACACGAGATCTCTCAATCTATCTTTAGCCTAGAGGTTATGCCTTCTATGCGAGCCATGATGACTGCAGGTCCAGCTGCTGAACGTGATAATACTTGTATGTATAACTGCAGCTACCTACCCGTAGATGACCCTAAGTCCTTCGATGAGGCTATGTTCATCCTTCTCTGTGGTACTGGTGTCGGCTTCAGTGTTGAGCGGCAGTTTGTCAGTAAGCTCCCTGAGATTCCTGAGCTGTTCTACAGTGATACCACAGTCGTTGTCAAAGATAGTAAGGAAGGTTGGGCTAAAGCTCTTCGTCAAGTTCTTGCTCTCCTCTGGGCTGGTGAAGTTCCACAATGGGATGTGTCTAAGGTTCGTCCTGCAGGTGCAAAGCTTAAGACCTTTGGTGGTCGAGCCTCTGGTCCAGCACCTCTTGTTGAGCTATTCAACTTCGTTATCACTACATTTAAGAATGCACAACACCGTAAGTTATCTAGCATTGAGTGTCACGACATCATGTGTAAGATTGGTGAGGTAGTTGTAGTAGGTGGTGTACGTAGGTCAGCTATGATTAGTTTGTCTAACTTATCTGATGATCGTATGCGTCATGCTAAGTCAGGTGCATGGTGGGAGAATGATCCACAACGTGCCTTAGCTAATAACTCTGTTAGTTACACAGAAAAACCAGATGCTGTATCCTTCATGCGTGAGTGGATGGCATTAGTAGAATCAGGAAGTGGAGAACGTGGTGTATTCAATCGTCAAGCAAGTAAAAAGCAAGCTGAAAAGAATGGTCGGCGTGATCCTAACTACGAGTTTGGAACTAACCCTTGCAGTGAAATCATCCTGCGTCCAAATCAGTTCTGTAATCTTACGGAAGTTGTTGTACGTGCCACAGACAGTATGGAAGATCTTGAGCGTAAGGTTAAGTTGGCTACGATTCTGGGAACCATACAATCAACCTACACCAAGTTTCCATACTTGCGTAAGGTGTGGAGCAACAATACAGAAGAAGAACGTTTGCTTGGTGTGTCACTCACAGGGATAATGGACAACTCCTTAATGACCATAAAGAATAAACACTTGGAGAAGACTCTTGAACATCTTCGTGGGATCTGTGTTTCTACTAATGCTGAATGGTCTGACCGTCTTGGTATACCTGTGGCTGCTGCGATTACATGCGTTAAACCATCGGGAACAGTATCACAACTGGTGGATAGTGCCTCTGGCATACATGCTCGCCACAGTCCCTATTATATCCGTACTGTGCGTGGTGATAATAAAGATCCGCTAACACAGTTCATGACTGATCAAGGTATTCCTAGTGAGCCTTGTGCTATGAAGCCAGATCAAACAACAGTGTTTAGTTTCCCTGTTAAGTCCCCTGAAGGTGCAGTAGTTACTGAAGATATGACAGCCATTGAGCAGCTTGAAACTTGGTTGATGTATCAGAGATCATGGTGTGAACATAAACCTAGCGTTACGATAAATGTACGAAAGGATGAATGGTTTGAAGTAGGTGCATTCGTGTACAAATACTTTGATGAGATGTCAGGTGTATCTTTCTTACCTTACAACGAGCACACCTACCAACAAGCACCTTATCAAGAGATAAATAAAGACCACTATAAAGATTTGCTTTCTGCTATGCCATCTGCTATTGCTTGGAGTGAGTTAGCTAACTACGAGAAGGAAGATAATACAGTCTCAATGCAGACAATGGCCTGTACAGGTGATGTTTGTGAGATGGTTGATATAACATAGGAGATGTAAGATGTATGTTCTAGTGCTCATAATGTTCTTTGAAGATAGGTATAAGATCCAAAGTCATGATACGTTCTTTCCAAGTCAGTTTGCTTGCCACCAGTTCGCAGCTCCACTTAAAAAAAGACTTATGGACACTAGACCTTCATCTAATTCTGATGTAAAATACTATTGTTTTGAAATCCCAAAAGAGGTTTAAATGAAATACGACCCAGTAAACAATCCAGCACATTACAAGTTAAGTGGTGGCATAGAGTGCATTGATTATATTAAACAGGTACTAACCCTTGACCAGTTCATAGGTTACTGCCACGGTAATATGATCAAGTATCAACACAGATATATGTACAAGGGTAACCCCGTTCAGGATATGGAGAAAGCAGAATGGTATTTAAACAAGATGTTAGAAGCAATGGAGGAAAAACACAAGTGAGACCATATGAAGAAGGAGTAAAAGACTTTCGAGTTGGCAACTTAGGTAACCCTTACAAGTTGGGTTCAAAGCAAGGCAGGGAGTGGGAGATGGGCTTTAACAAAGCTTACTTTCGTAATCTAGAGAGAGTAAAACTCAATGAGCAAAAACAAAAAGAGTCTTGAAGAAGAGGCCAAAAGTTACAGGCAGAAAAAAATAAAGCCACCGCTTAAGACCAAAGCACTTACATCTCGTAGGTACTTAGCTGGTCAAGCGATGGCTGCATTGTTATCAAGATCTCCTGGACATGTTCATAAAGGAGATATAAAACGTGAGTCATATGATTGGGCAGACTTTATGTTAGAGGATGATGAGGACTAGAAACGCTCTAACCTCTGCTTTTCGTAGTCAAGGTAACCTTGTATAAGATCTAGCTGCTTTAAAGTTAGGTCTTTAAACTCTGTACCTTGAGCTACTTCTTCTATAGCACCGTCTATATCTTCCCACTTGTATTTTGATCCTATGTCTATAAGCTTTGCTAGTTGCATGTCACCAAGATCTTTAACACCTCTTTCCATCAGAGTTATTGTAACATCTTTAGCGTCTTTGAATAAGTCTTTAACTAGCTTTTGTCTAAGCTTAAGTTTATTGATTTGTTTCTTAGGATCCCCTTCACGAAATACCTCGTACCTCAGTAGGTCAGAGGACATACGCTCTATAATATCGTGGAAGATTTGATTATACCTATTGTCAGCAGAGGGGTCTTTAGTTTTAAGGTTAGCTAAGTAAGTAGGTCTGCCAACCATAGACAAAACTTTTTTAGTGTCTGTCATAGTTACCTCACGATAACCTATCTGTTTAGCTGCATCAGATTTTATTCTACCTGTCGCCCCTGTAAACTGCTCTTCTGAAATATCTTTTCCAGAAACTACAGCTATTATCTGATCCATGTAACGGAGACTGTTGTTGAGGGTCTCACTGCCAATTTTTCTATTAACCATTTTAAAATCAGATCCCCTAGCCAGACCTACAGCAGAGTTAATAGGATCAAGGAATCTTGTCGACCCTGAAACAGCTTGAGATGTCACTGCTTGGATAGGTTTAACTAGATCTTTTAAAGCTCTTTCTCCTTTAGGTGTTCCAAATTCTGTGATAGCAGTCATAGTCAGATCACCTAAGCCATCTGTAATTTGATTAAGCTGTCTTGTGATTTGACCTGGGCCAAGTACTTCAAGTATTTGAGTAAGTTCTTCTTGTGGCATCTGCATATCATCTAACCAATAAGAAAAAAATCTACCTAAGGCTTTAAAATGAGAAAGTGGAAAGTTATATTTTTCACTCTTAACACCACCAGTTTCAGGGTCTATGCGTTCATCCCAAGATAATCCAAGCTCCCTATTGAGAGTTTCATTTTGAGCAAGAGTTGCTATTGTAGTTAAACCTACAGCACCTCTTACCCCTAACTCTCTAGTGCTTCTTGGGCTTATAGACTTAGACCCAAATAATTTTGTTGCAAAAGTAAGTCCTATACTATCTGAACTAAAGGCTAGAGTATTATTAAAAAATCTACCAAAGGGTACAAGCAAACCTATACCTGCAACATCTCTAGCTTCTTCTATAATTTTAGGTACAAATCCCGCATCCTTATACGAAACAGCGAAGGTAGCTTTCTGTGTTTCATAAACAGCTTTGGCTACGATATCTTGATACTGCTTGGAGGTCATAGCCTTAGCTGCACCCTCATGGTTAAAGAACTCATTCCAACTTTTGTCGTAACCTACACGCAAGCCTTTATCTAATTGGTATACAAACTCTTGAGACTTAGTAAGTACATCTTGGCCCACAACAAAGTTTATTTTTTGTAGTAACTCAATACCTTGATCAGCCCTGACACCAATCATTGTAGCTTCAGGATCTACACCCATTTTCTTTATAGCATCTTCGACATCTACACCACCAGCCATCACTTGTGTTAGTTTCTCTAAAGCTTTAGGGTCTTTTTCTGCAATAGACATATATGCATCATAAGTCATATCAGTATCTAATAAATTTTTAAGTCTTTGCCCTTGAGCATTCTTTAGTTGCCTAAATATACGAAGAGACTCTGACGCTTCTTTATTCTTACCTAATACTTTATAGAGACCCGACTGCCCAAGGTAAGTTAAAGCCATACCAGCGTCAGTAACAGTATTGATCCCTGCAGCTGAACCATAGCCTACCATGTTAAGATAGGATGTGCTTGGCGATGTTACAAGTAATCGTATAACTCTCTTTTGGACATCAACTACACCTTGATTAACTTTACCAAACCGACTTTTAACCTCTTTACTTTTAGCTGGACTATACTCTCCTACTCCTAGCAGAGCTGCAGCAGTATCAGAGACAGTCATATTTTTTACAGTATCATCATCAAGACTTAACTTTTTCTGCACTTGAGATACTGCATTTAATAGTCTACCTTGATCACTAATCTTTTTAGCAAATATATTTGAAAAAGACTCTATATCTATTTCCTGCTTCGAGGTTTTTCCAGACACTTTATCTGTCAACTCTACCATAGTTATGCCAGTATTATTTTTAAAGTCCTCAATAAACTTAGCAGCATTTTGAGGGTCTGATTTTTTGATCACATCAGCTACAAAGTTAGATACACTGTCTTCAGGAGTACGTTTTATATAAGCATACCCTTGTTCTACCATGATCTCAGCAAGACCTTTTACTCCATTATCGGAGTCTCCCAACAACATACTAATAAAAAAATCTGTATCTAACTCTTGAAGTTCTTCTGCTTTGGCAGCTTTTTCTTTTAGCTTACTTGTGTAGAGTACAGAGGAAACAGCTTCTGACAAGTCTAAAGGCTCAGGTTCTTTTACATCAATACTAGGCTTGACTAAGACATTTTTATTACCCCTAAGTGCAATAGGTGCTAGACGTATACCGCCTATAATTAATGTACCCACTGCAGCAAGTCCAACATTAAGTTTATTTACTTCCTCTTGAACACCAGTCCTAACTAAACCTTTTTCATAAGCATAAGCAGAGCCAATATTTACAGCCGCCTCTACAGCCATGTTAGCTGAAACTTCTTTAGCCACACCAGAAGTAAGACGACCCCTAATAGTGTCAGGGGCTTTTTCAATAGCCTCCCTTTTAGCAGCAAGTTTAACTGCATTGTCTTTAGCTACCTGATTAAAGGTGTTTTTCCATACCAGATTACTCTCTTTTACAGCAGCTTTCTTTGTAGCACCCCTACGTAACGCTTTTTTGTAAGCTTTTAAAGCAGTTCTTTGTGCAACCTTAGCACCCACTTTAGATCCACTAGCAGTAAATAGTTTACCTATACCAAAACCCACTAGATTTATAGGGTCTAATACAGTACTTCTAACATAATCTCCGATAGCTTCTGCTTTTTCTCCCCTAGTAGTTTCTTTACTAAATACTCCAGCCATGTTTTCAAACAAGGCATAAGCCTCGCCAACAGCAGCAAGCTGCTCCTCATCTTCACCTAGACTATTTAAAAAGGCTACTTCATTAATAGCTCTAGTAGAGTTACCCCCAGAAAAACCCCGCATATTATTTAAAAACTTATTGACAACTTCTTCTTTGCTGTAGTCTCTAAACTCATCTATACCAAATCTTTTTTCCATATAACGTTCAATCGACCCAAAATACTTATCGTCAATAAGGTCGTTTTGAGAATAGGATCCCGGTACAATCTCTTGAACAGGTAGTGGATCTGATCTAGGTAAAATAGAATCGTTAGACTGAAGATTTTTTTGTTCGTCTTCATCTTCAAAAGTACCCATAGCTCTTCTAAGATCGTTTAAAGTAGTCATACTATCTTCCCAGTATTAAATCTGCGGAACCAAATCCATATTGTCTATCAAATTCTATTTTGGCTTGAGCTAATTCTGGAGAATCTCTCATGGCCAATAAAGTTTCCTTAGCTGCAGAAGGTATTTTATAGGGTGAAAGATTTGGTGCAAGCATTGGAAACAAAGAAGCAGCTCCAGGTGCAGTAAGTAAGAACTCCGATACATAACCCCCAAGCATACTTCTTAGTGTGTCTTTATCACCACCTTTGTGTTTAGCAATTGCTGACGTTATTTCCTCAGCGGTGTAGAGACTAGTTTCATCTATATTACTAAGTATATTATTAGCATACGCTATGATCTTGTCATCAAAAAGTTTAGCTTGAAGTTCAGCATCAAGTTCTGCAGTAAAACCTGGAGCTATATCTGGATAAACGGGTGGCATAACTGAAGAAGGTAAAGCACTAACCCTACCCATAACTTCACCAAAGAAAGTATCATCTAAAAGATCATCACTCATACCTGTAGCTATCTTATAAAGATCTCTACCTTCTTTGTATGGACCTAAGAAACCTTCATCTCCATAACCTTCAGCAACAATCTGAATGTTTTCAAATATATCCTCACCAGTGAGAGTAACACCTAAATTGTTTTCTCTAGCCTGAATTGCATCTACAACTGTTTTTGCTACCCCTGGTGTGTGCATCATTTTAGCTAAGTAGTCGTTAGCACCTTCCACGTTACCTAACTTATTTTTTAAAAAAGATATAGAAGCAGAGTCAGCAGCTAAAGGTACACCTCTACCATCTAAGTAGTCTAGTACAGATTTAGATCTACGAAGCAAACGGTTTTCATTAAACTCATCGTCAAGTCTTTCCTGAGCTTTTCTCTTAAACTCACGATCTTCTTCACGTTCTCTTCTTTCTTCTACTGCTTGTACTCCACCAAGGATACCTGTCCACATACCCATTACATATCTCCTCGTGACATAAGACCCTTAGGCATTTCTTTTGGTTGTTCTTTTGCGACTTCTTCTTCTTCAGGTACTTTTTCCATAGATTCTTCAGGTATATCTACTTCACCCTCTTCTTCAAACTGAGCAAGAATCTTACGAGCTTCTCTTTCTCTAATACCCTTATTAGTTTCTTCACGATTAAATTTATTATTTGTCTCTAGGCCTTCATCATACTCTAGTCCCGCTGCCTCTGCAGTTCCTACAATATATTCATGAATTATAGGTCCAATAATCATAGACACATCTATACTGTGCCTACCATTAGCAACTGCACCACGAAGAATACCCTCTGTCATAGTCTTAATATCAAGACCTAGATCAATTAATCCCAATACCGATTTTGTTCTTTCAGGTTCTTGTAACCTTTCAAGATGAAATATTAAAGATTCTTCTGGAGTAGAAAACTGGGGAGGGTTTTCCCAAGCATAGTTTTTAGGCTCTGCAGTTAGAGATTGTCCAGGTATAGGTGCATTAAACATTAATTATCCTCCATATTTTTCCAGTTAAATATAGGTTTAGCATCTTCTAATCCCTGTCTTGGTTTAACTCCTGCAGCTTTACTTCCGTACCAAGGAGACCAACCTTGTTCTGCAGCTCTATCTAAAGCAAATTGTATCTGTGTAGTAAGTCCACTTACAGTGTTGTCTGAGATAAGCTTTCTGCCTGTTTCAGACTCATAGTCATTCCCAAGACCGCCACCAATGTATAACTGACTTACACCAAAAGAAGCTTCTCGTCCACCTAAAGACCCTTTACCAGCTCTTTTTACTTGAGACTGATAAGTGTTAGACCTAAGGCCTTCTTCGTTAAAAACAGCAACAGCTATATCAGGGTCCATATTACGTAGTTTAGCTTCAGCTCTAACAATCTTTTCAAGACTGACTTGATCTAAAGCCATTTCACCTGTAGAGGGAGTGGTTTCTCCAAGCTCTTCCATAGACATATTTTTTTCTTCTGGGGTCATGTCTAAACCAGTAGTTTTATCCCCAGTCATATTTTGTACTTGTTCAGAAAGCCTTTTATTATCTGCATATAATCTATTATAGGTAGAGGTCATAATATCCTCTTTAGGTTCTTGAGTCTTTAGTTTTCTTTGTGGGACAAGACTACTTCCAGATAACAATCTAGCGTCTTCATCCCTAAGGACTCGGCTTTGCCTTGGCTTATCTAAACCTTTTTCTCTAAACCTTATTTCAGCCTGTTCTCTTGCTGTTAGTAATATCTTTTCGTACATATTATTTACCTCGTTTAACCTATCAGAACTTGGGTCAAGAGATTCCACTTAGCAGATTCTTCTTGATCATCTCTAGCTTCTTGATACTCATCATACTTTTTATCTGCAAGTACAATATCTAAAGCTCTGTCTTTATCTGACTCACTTGACTTATAAGCATAATCCATAAGGTCACGCTCACGTTGCCATACTTGATCTACAGTAGAGTTAGTAAAAGCATTAGCAGCCGCTGCATCTGCAGCATTAGCTTCATTCTGAGCAGCCGTATTTAATGTAGCTACATTCTGTTTCCACTGTGCATTAGCCTGTGCTACGACAAGTGCATTAGAGGCATTAAACTGATTACGTTGCTCTTTTACCTGAGTATTAAACTTAGCCGCAGCATTCTTTTCACCAGCGTTAAATTGATTAACAGCATTTTTTTGAGCTACATTAAACTGTTCAGTCTGACTCTTAAGGTTTGCCATAAACTGATTAGTTTGATTTTCAGAGGAAGCATTAAATTGTTTAGCAGCATTTTCTGCAGCAGTATCTGAAAGAATAGCTTGCTGAGTAGCTTGAGCTTTAAACATAGCAGTTTGTTGCTCATTACTCAGGTTAGTTAAGTCCATCTGCAAGAATGCTTTAGCATTTTCAACTGCCGCTTGCTGACGGTTGCTGAGGTTAGCCATATCCATACCTGCAGTCTGGGCAGCATTCTGTAATGTAGCAGCTTGTGCTGAGCTAAGTTCAGCTAAGCCAATTGTTTGCATCAAAGATGAGTTATGCAACTGAGCCTGTTGTTCAGCACTAAATGTAATATTAGAAGCATCAGAGTACCGTGCAGCATTGCCAATTGCTACTTGTTGTTCATTACTCAACACTTGTCCTTGCAATGATGCACCCAGATTAGCATTAGTAATGTAAGCCTGTGACTTACTACTAAGGTTAGCAAGGTTAGTCTGCAGTTGTGATGAATTGTTTTGTAGTGCAGTCTGCTGCTTGTTGGTTAAGTTAAGATTAGATACTTCAGCAAAACGTGCAGCAATTGCTAGGTTAGATTGTTGTTCATTAGATAAGTTTTGACCCTGCATTGCAGACTTAATCTGAGCATTAGCAATAACTGTAGCTTGCATGTTAGACAAGTTTTGTGATTGCAATGCAAATGCATTAGAACTGTTTGCTAAAGCAGTCTGTTGCTCATTAGATAAGTTCTGTAACTGTAGACCTTGTTGTGCTGCTGCATTAGTCAATGCAGTTTGTTGACGATTGTTTAGGTTAGCCATGTTCATGTTAGCAAACGTAGCTGCGTCCTGCTGTGCAATAGGTAACGCAGATTCCATAGCTGCCTGTAGGATAGCTGCACCTGCCATAGAGGATGCACCCAGACCCCGTGAGGCCATAGCTGCGTTAGCTGCACGAATAGCACCAGCAGCCCATGCAGGGGTACCATCATCAAAGTCTTTCATCAACTGTGATAGCTGACCTTCAACTGTGTCTAGTGCACCTACATCGCCTTGCATAGCAAGAGCAAGTGTACCATCATCTACAGTAAACTTTTCTAGCTTTACAGCAACTGCAGTGGCATCATCAGTCAAGCCATCCATTGTCATAGCCTGAGCTTGTGCCATCTGATCTTCTGCAATCTGTGCGGGTGGTGGTAACTCTTCAGGTTTAACTGTTGCAGTTTCAGCTACAGCTTTTTCAAGGGTTTCTGACTCAGCTACTTCTGCTTTTACAGCCTCAAGATTTTTACCTTTAGCTTCTGCAAGTTGATCTTTTGTTACCTGTAGTTTTGGATCTTCGGAGACAAGATCAAGGCGACCCTCTCCAAATTTTTGTCCTTCTGCCATTGCTTCAGTGGATAGTTCATCTTCTGCTGCAGTAATTTGACCTTTATCTGAGACTGTACCTTTAGCTGCTTTTACACCACCAGCTTTAAATTTACCTTGGGGTTTACCTTTTACAAAACCTTCTGGTGCAGTATAACCCCCCGTATTAACTGTAACTACTTCACCTGTAGTAGGGTTATGAAAAGTTTCAAAGGCTTGAGTAACTATCATACCTTCTGGAGGTGGTAAAAAACCTGCTTCTGCAGCGCTTACTTGTTTATAATCTCTTTCAACACCCTCTAAAGCTTCTTGAGCCCCTTGCTGTGAAGTGGAGGCGGTGACTTTACTAGTAGCGATATCTTTAGGTGTAGCAGCAGTTTCAGCTGTAATAGTTTCAGCAGTTATCTGTGGTATATCCCCAGTAATCTGACCTGTACCTGTAGCTAGAGTTGTACCTGTAGTATCAGGATCTATAGTGTCTACATTAGATGAAGTAACTAAAGAAGTAGGATCTGCTATTGCAGACTGAGCAAGCTTTTGTGTACTCTTTAGATTGTAATCCTTATAGACTTTAACTCTATCTTGATAAGATTTTAAGTCTGCTTTATACTGATCAAAAGCAGCTTTCTTGGCGTCATACTCAGTCTGATCATCACCCTCTTTAAATTCACCAGGGTCTTGTACGGGAGTTGGAGCAGACCCAGGAGCCTCAGGCATACCTCCAGCTTGAAAGCCTACAACACCACCCTTATTAAGCTTCTTTAACTCTTGAGCATTACGCATAATGTTTTGTAACTGAGATGTAGCGAGCTTACCTTCTTCAGCCATTTTACGTAGAGTTTCTTTTTGTGCCGTACTAAATCTTGCCATATTGTTTATCCATTTACTACTTCGTTAAGACCCCAGATCATTACCGCTAAACCACCTACGAATATTACTATTCCTATTGCTAGTGATATACCCCAGAACAATCTGTCTCTTTGCTTTGCTTGTAATTCTAACGCTTCTTTGTGCCTTTGTCTAGCCGCTGCTTGTTCTTTTACAACTAAATCCCACATACCGGGAGGTCCATACAACTGACAAGCTGATCTTAACTCGTCCATGCACTCTTTATGTTTCATCTTAGCTTGTGCTATTGCAAAGCCTTCTTCTTCAGATGAACTCAGTCTAC